TTTAATTCATCAAAAGTTTTTAACACCCATTGAATATTAAAATAAATATTCATTATTCTACCATATTCGTTATTTCCTACAGTTTTGGTAAAATCTTCAGCGTAATATAATGTTGAATATCCTTTATCATTTTCTCCAAATTTCCATTGACTATTAAAATTACATACTCTAGGATCCACACTTACATTAACTGGGCTGTTTAGCATTAAGTTAGATTCAACATCTATATCAAAATTAATGAATTTTGAACCTTCTCCTTTTGTTATATTAGGTACTAAATTTTCTTCTATCCATAAAAGCAAACGTCTTAAAGACACATAATATATAGTAGTACCTTTGTCATCACTAGAGGTTCCTAAATATTTTTGCTTTACAAAAGATGTTTGTGCTTTATTTTCTCCAGGATAAGTATAAGTTAAAGAATTAAATTTTGATAAGTTTTTAACTTGATTACCTAAATATCTACCCAGTGAACTTTTATCCATATAGGATTTAATAATTTCTTCAGATGTAGGGGGTGTTTCTGTTTCTTCTTTATTTTTTGAGGGTTCTTTTTTATTAGTATTATTTTTATTTGTAGTTCCTGTAGATGTTTTATTTTTAATAACTTTTTTAGCAGGGGTAGCATCATCAGGAAGTAGAGTATTGACTTTAAGAGATTCAATTACATCTCCTTGAGATATTAAATCAATTGAAATTTTATATTGTCCTGAGGGTTCAAATGTCCAGCTAAAATTAGTTACTTTACCTAATAAAGCATCATAATTTCCTTCAGATTTAGATCTTTCTTCTTCTATTTTTGTTAAAAAAGTATCATAACTAAATTTTCTTAAAAGAAAAGGATCAGCTAAACTATGGGGATTATCAGTAATATATTCTGTTGAAGTATAATAATTAGTCCACCCCCATTCTAAAAGCATAAAATACCCTAACTTAATATAAAGAGTTTCTATAATTTCAAATTGGGTTCTATTATTAGCTATAATTTCTACTTTAGCTGTTCTTAATGAACCCCTATTTTTGCTACTAATATTAGCTGATGTAATACCCATCATTGGGGATAAACCAAATTCTAAACCTCCAACACCATAAGCACTTTTATTATCAATAGAACCATCTCTAGCTACTCCAGAACGTTGGTATGTTTCTTCAGATCCTTCTCTAGGAGATTCATTAGTGACTCCATTAAACAAAACATATTTTTCAGCCAATGTACTTCCAAATAATCCTAAATCTTTAATAGTTGGATTTAAAATTTCTTTAGTAAGATCAACTGAAGATACTAGTTTAACCCAAGCTGTTTTAGAGTTTAAATAGTTTAATTCTTCATTAGTTCTAAGTTGATTAACCCCACTACCATGAATTTGTTGACGTTTATTAACTTGATTAATAACATATGGGGGGGTTGGTTCACCTATTATATTAGCCATAACTTATTGATTTATTAAATTAAATTCTTTTACTACAGCAGCATAATTATTTGGAATTCTTATTTGGGAACCTACGGGGATATTTAATGATGATTGGTTACTAACATCAGTATTAGCTATAGAAATAACCCACCATAAAGAACTATCACCATAGTATGAAGAAGCTAGTGTATCAAATCTATCTCCTTGTGTTGTATAAACATATATATCATTTTCAGATAAGGGAACTTCAGGATAACGAGAAGTTTTATACGCTACCTTTCCATTGATTTTTTCTTGGGGTATGTTTTGATATCTATTAGCCATTAGTTATTAATAATTATCTGTTCCTCCAGCTGCTAGGGCTATATATTTTTGGTCTCCATATGTGTTAGTATCAGTTAAATCAGCATCAGTCATTGGAGTAGTAATAGTTTGTAATGAAGGTCTAAAGTTATGAATTGGTGTAAAGTTAAATCCATCTACTCTAACAATCATGGGTAATTCTTTTACTGTAGAATCAGAACCTCCTTCATCATTAATTCCAATTTCATAAGGTGTATCATCACTAATACTTAAATTCATTCCAGTAATAATACCTGGTTGGTTATAAAAATATCCTCCAACTGTTAATTCTATTAAATTACCTTTCATATACCCATTTCCACTATAGTCGGGGGTTAGGGATGAAGCTAGATAATTTAATTTTTTATACATTGGGATTAACTCTTCTTTTGATTGGGCCGCTACTGTCCAACTTAATGAAACAGTTCTACTAAACCCACTATAAGTATAAAATTCTTCTCCTCGTCCTAAATATTTAGTTGGATTCCAGTTAGTATTATAACTATCAGAAATTGAATTTAAAAAAGATCTAAAATGGATAAATGTTTTTTTCTTAGGATTAATATTGTCAATAATTGCTATTCTAAATTTAACTAAATCATTTTTAAGTTCATTACCTGTTACATTCTCACTTTTGTATATAGGTAAAGCATTGATTTTATCTACAGGACCTATACCTGATCCATTTGTATAGGAAATTAAATTTCTAGTAGGGTCAGCTGGATTTTGTAAGTTTGTTCTGGTTTCGTAATTTTTAGCATTTTCACCTGTGTAATTGGGGCTATTGGATATTATATTTGAAGATATAATATCTTTTCGTAATTGGGCTCTAAAATCTTGTTTAATCCCAACAGATCTACCTAATTCTGTTTCAGGTTTAGCTTCTTGTAGTTGTGTTGTAGTATAAGTAGAGGTATATTGGGTGGAAGTTTTATCCATCAATAACCCAGTAGCAGCATTTATAAAAGGTGGTGAGGCTAATGTTTTAAAATTACCACTACTTTCAAAATAAATGTTAGTTTTACCAATACCTAAATTAGAACCCGGTCCTCCGGAGTATGAGCGAAGAATTGGAGAGTTAGGGTTTTTTAGTATTGAATTTTTTAACTCAATTAACCTATTTTCTTCAATAGGTTGGTTATTTTTTACTTTAACTGAGTAAAGGTTTTCATTATTAGAGTTTGGACCTGTTTGTGCAAATGGGTTTATACCTTGTTTATTTAAATGACCTCCAAAAGCATTAACACCTGCTTGAGACAAAGTGGACAATGGTGTATAAATACCTTCATTTAAAATACCACTTGTTTGGGTTGCAACAGCTGTTCTAGATAATAAATTTTGTTTAGCAGTAAATAAAATTCCACTAGGAGATTTTGTATCTAAAAACATTTTACCTAAACGTAAAACATCTTTACCACTATCACTAACAGCATTAATTCCTCCCCTTAAAAGGAAATCATTACCTAATATTCCTAGATTATTTGTCTCTTCAGGAATAGGAGAAGTAATATATGGTTGTCCACTATTACCACCACCTAACCTGTCCTTCCCAAATTTTAGGGATTTTAGGTCAGTTTTGAGGTCTATTAAAGGCATGTATTAAATTCTACCACCTTGATTTTCGGGTGCGTTATCTCTATAAGTAACTGGTTTTTTACCATCTAAATCTAATACCGAATTAGAAGCAGCAATTTGATTTTTTGTGTTTACTAAATTACTTTCTTGATTGTATTTAGAAGGAGTTGTGCCATTTAACTTTGTTAAATTTGAACCTTGTGTTTGTAATTTATCTAGAATAGCCATAATATTTTGTTTATAAATATTTAATTTTATTGAACTTTATAAGTTCCTACAGCCATTGCTGTACCTACTTTAGTTGAGTCCATGTATACATCACCTCCTTGTTTGACTACTGAGATTAGTTCTTTAAGGAGTTCTTCTACATTACCTCCTAACTTAGTACCACCAGCCATTGTGATAGTATCTTCATTCAAAGGTTTTAAAATAAAATCTTTAACAGGAAGTTCAGATTTAGCTGTTGGAGTAATAGTGCCTGCTCTTTTCATATCACGAGCAGCAATACCAGCATCAGCTGCTAAAGATAAACCTGTACCTAAACCAGGTGCTACTAAATCTAAAAGACCTAAACCTGCAGACCCTGCTTCCATAGCTGCTCCTGCATAATCTCCTTTTATTGCTCTGTCAACAGCAAATCCTAAACCTACAACCGATCCTAAAATTGGAATTCTTTTTAATAATGTTTTTCCTCCTAATTTAGCTCCAGCTTTAGCAGCTACTTTAGTACTAGATTTGGTACCTGTTTTTATAGCAGTTGATGATCCTGCTTTTATCGTGGAAGCCGCTGTTTTACCTCCAGCTCCAAAGAAAGATTTTAATCCACTAGCTGCATTTTTTAATCCTTTAAATAGCTTTAACAAGTTTCTAAATTTACCTAATAAAGAAAGTCCCATTATTGTTCCTAAAGCACCTGCTACTATATTAGCGTTATTTGCTATAGCATCAAATAATGTTCTAACACCAGATAAAATAGGAGAAAGTTTATCAAATGCTTCTACTATCTTTTGAGCAGCCTCTGCTTGTAATTCTTGTAAATTTCTATTTTCTTGTTGTCTTACAAGCTCTTCACTACCTAAGTCTTTTATTAACCGAGCTCTAGCTTCTTCTCTTTTAGCAACATCTGTTATAGAATTGATTTCTTGTAATCTAAGACGGGTTTTTTCTTTTAGATCATTTTTATCTTTAGCCCCTAACTTAGTTAAAGCTTGCTGTTCAACTAAAGAAGCTGCTAAATCTTCACGTGTCATACCAACAGATTTAGCAATAGCTTCCTGTTGAATTCGATTCATATTAGAAAACTCTTCAGCCGAGCCTACATTTTTAGCTATTTCTGATGTTAATGTTGCTAGATCTCCATCTAAAGCCGCTTGTCTGGCTCTTTCTAGGTTTAAATCTTTACCAGTCAATAATTCAGCTTCTAACTCAGATGCTATTGAAGATTCAAAATCTAAAAGTGAACCCGCTATATTATCTGCTTGGTTTAGATTAATTCCAAACCTTTTGGCTTCAAATGCTGCTTTTGCTAATTCTTGGCTATTACCTTTAGATGATAATAAAACTGCTTTATTTGTTCCTGCAATATCTTTTAATACATCTTGGTATTTTATTGAAGAATCAGTTTGGGCATTTAAGATCTGAGTTTGAGCTATTAATTCTTCTGTTTGCGTTTTAGAATTTTGACCTAAAGCTGTGGTAAATTTAGTGAGTTCACTGGCCTGTTCTGTTGATAATCCTAATCTACTTTGGATAATTTCAAAATTAGCAGCAGCTTCATTACTTAGTGTTGCTGTGGTTCCTAAAGCTTGAGAAAATGATTGTTGGGCTTTAGTAATTTGATCTCCAGTAACTCCTCTTAACCCCCTAGCAGCACTATTAGCACTTTTAACTAATCCATCAGCTTGTTCTCTACTAACATTAAGATTACGAGATAAGGATGTTGATCGTTCATCAAAGTTTTGTAATCCTTTTACTGCTAATCCTACAGTTAACTTATTAAAAAACCCAGCTAATTGTCCTGCTGATTTAGCTGATGATTTTAGAAATCCATTTCCATCAGCCATATTATCCCTAAAGGTGGATGAGGCTTTTTCAAATTCAGGAAAGAATTTATTTAAAACAGGTATTTCACTTACTAAATCTCCTAATCCTTTAAATGGATTAGATTTTTCAATTTTTGTAGAAGTATCAAGAATATCATCAAAGTTTTTTACTAATTCTTGAGTTTGGTCTCTAGCAACTCCTAAAGATTCAACGGTTTTATCTATTGCTTTTTGTTCTTTTCTAGAAGCATTTGTGCGTTTTCCTTGTAATTCTAATATTTTTGCTTCTAATCGACGTTGAGTACTTATAAGATTTTGTCTTTTTCTATCTAAATTAACAACATCTTTTTGATTTTTAAGATTTTCTTCTCCAAATCCTGCTAATTCTTTTGCAGATTTAGCAAGATCTCTTGCAATACTAGATGAGGTACCTATTGCATTTTTTGAATCTTCTTGACTTTTAGCAAAACCCGCTGTGGCTTTAGATATATCAAGAAAACTAGTTTCTAAAATACTGGCTAATTGATTTATGTCTTTTAAATCCTGTTTTATATTGCCTAAATTATCTGGGATTGCCATTTAAAGTATTTTGTTATAAATATTAAAAGGCGTCATTTTTTTGACGCCTTTGTGATGTAAGAAGGGACTTGAATTTTATTGTTTTCTTTAGCAATTTGTTTTGCCTCACCTTTTACCCAAGTATCTTCAGCTGTAGTATTTTTGGATTGTTCCTTATAATGATTTTCAATAAAATTAAAAGTTAAATTTCTTAACCAAATAGGCATGTTGTATACAGTATACCAATCATACCCACCATTTCCATGAAATACTATTTCGTGAATTTGTTGAAATAGGGAAGCTCTATATTTAGGCGTCAGGCCAAAAAAAGTTAATCCCAATAGGTAGATCAGTGTCCTCCTCTACACCTTCACTATCAACTAAAGTTACTGTTAAGTCTATATCTGGGGATAAAGATTGGTAATATTGTCTAAATTCTCTAGCATCTTTAGCTAAAAAATAGTTATTAACAAATTCTCTAATATCTTTTTTATCTTCAGATCCATTAATTGAAGTAATCATATGACTTAATCTTACAGTTACATCGCTGGTTCCCTCTTTACTTAATTTTTTAAGACCTTTTAATTCATTATCTATTTTTCCATCATCTCCATGAGTTAATAATTTAAAAGTAATTAAATTTTCTGAATGAGGAAGTGTAAAGGAAAAATCATTGGATTTGGCTTGTAAAAAATCTTCACTTAAAGGTTTATTTTCAATAACTGATAAATCAATTTCTTGTTCTACACCATCATAATTAAAGTTATATTTTGCTCCATATGATAAAATACGGGCAGCTACCATAATAGCATTTTTATCACCAACTAATAAATCATCATAGTTAATTTTTGTTACAATTAAAGATTGTAATAATTTATCAATTACTGTTCCTTGTTTGATATAATTTTGATTAGTAAGAATGTCTTCTTCTTTAGCAGTCATGTATTTTAACTCGATTTTACCTTCTGCTAATGGAGAATCTTTTGGGTACAGTAAACCTTTTGAGGGTAAATCTACTGTTTCTGTTGGAATTTTAAATTCAACCATAATTTTTATTTTTAATAACTTTGTTCTAGTATAAATATCAATATAAAAAAGAGCTTGACAAAAGCCAAGCTCTCTTTAAGAATATTTAGGTTTTCTTTTAGAAGTTTAGTACACAGTAATCTGGTTGTACTGTTACCTGGATGTTAACAGCTGTACCATCATCATCCCAGTTATAATCACCCCAGTTGATTTCAGTAATTAATGAACCTTTAATAATCCATTCAGAAACAATATCACCTACAGGACCTAATACGTTAAATGTTAAATCTTTCTTGTAGAAGTCAGAATAACCATCTCTACCTGTTACTGACTCGTGATGTAAACGAAGCCATTCAATGGCAGCTTGAGCACCTGAAGGGGTAATTGGGTCAAATAATGTAAACTGAATAGTACCCCAAGTTGTTTTACCTTTAACGAAACGTTGAACGTTAATATGATTTAAAGGTACGGTACCTTGAGTTACATTAACAGCTCCTACACCTTTGATTTCATATGAAGGGATACCATCAATATACATGATGAACCTGTTTGACTGCTTTGGTTCAAAAGCGGTGAAAAATATTTCGTTTGGATCTAATACTGACATTTCGTTATTTTGTTATAAATATTCTACAATTTAAAAAATTATTCAAAAGTTACTCCTGTTGGTAAAATATTGAAGTTTAAGTAAATGAATTCGGCGGTTTTAGTTGGTTGGATATAAATTTGTCCAATTAACTGGTTTCTGTCAATTACATCTGCTGTATTATTTGTATCATCCATTACTACTTTGAAAGCATATAAACCTTGTCTCTGTTGTACTGATTCCAAATATGGATTAACTTGAGATAGGAAAGTATTACGAGTAGCGATAGTGTTTTGTTCAAATACTAAGTTTTGAGCAACTTGTCCAATATATGATTTTAAAGAAACTAATAATCTACGAACGTTTACACGATCTAAAGCACTTGCTTTTGTTTGAAGTGTTTTTTGTCCATAAACTACAACTCCAGTTCCTGGGAATGTTGCAATTGGGTTTACTTTATTTTCGTATAAAGTATCTCTTTGAGTTTGAGATAATTTTTGTTCTGCTCTGATTACATTTCCTAATCCACCTCTGTTGATACCTGCTGGTGCAAACCAAGGCTCACTTACTGAATCGTTATAAGCATAAACACCACCAATCATAGTTGAGGCAGGTACCCAAACGTTAGCTCCTGTATCAGGATCCATTGTTTGTAACCAAGGCCAGTAACTAGCGGCGTATGAAGTATTACGAGAAGAAGCTTGAGAATTGGTTGCTGTTACAGTTGAACCATAAGGTACTAAATCTAATACGTAAATACTATCACCTCTGTTTTGTGTATTTGAGATAATAGAGGTTGCTTGAGATGTTTGTAAGGAGTTGAATAAACCAGGAGTTAATAACACGTTGAATTGATAATCATCAGCATTTGATAACAAGTCGATCATGTTATCATAACTTTCACTTGGAATACCTTGAGAGTTGTTACCATCAGTAATTGTGTTATAATATTTAGCTCCATCCATTATACCGCCTGTAGCACCTACAAAAGCACCGCTTGTATTAGACGGTATAGATGCAGTATATTCAGCTTTAGCTACACCATTATTATCAAAGTAATTAGGTAAAGGAGTTACTACTGATTTTACTCTAACATATTTAGAGGCATTTGGGAATGAACCACTTACCTCAATTTGATTGCTAGTTGAGTTATAATTTAAAGTATAATCACCTATTACTTTAGAAATATAGTTAGGGGCAAAAGGATCTAATGATAAATTAGTCCACGTTTCTAAAATAATTTTATCATTAGTTACATCATTACCTTGTCTTACTAACAATGAGAAAGTACCTGATGCTGTATTTGCATTAGTAATTTCCCATCTAATATTATCTGCTGAACCAGATGTTAAAGCACCATTGGCATCCAATGAGCTAGAGCTATTCATAATAGTTCCTTCAGATAATGTTTCTAGAATAAAAGATCCAGATGTATTACTACCACTGATTGCTACAGAGGCGGGGGTATAAGAACCACTTACAACACGAGATACCAATAGACTTTCTCCACCATTGTTAAAATAGTTGTAAGCCGCTATAGAGGTAAAGTATGAGTAAACATTACTTCCGCTTTGAAAACTTGTACCAAAAATGTTTTGGTATTGACTGTAAGAAGTAACTACTGTAGGAACTTCTACAGGACCTTTCACAGTTGGTCCTATAATTGCTGCCCCAACTGTTACGGGTTGTTGGGTGATAAACGACTGGTCATTTTCTAATGAAAGTACGCCAGGAGATATTAATGTTGATGCCATTTTCTAAAAATATTTTATGATTTGTCCCATATAAATATTATAGAAAGTTTTAAAAATAAATATAGTATTAAGGTTTTAAATACATTACAGTAAAGCAAAAATCATCATTACTTGTAGTACCTCCTACCTCTTTTATTCTAAAAGTACCTGCTCCTGGAGATTCTACATATAGATTAACCATTGGCGTTGGAGTAGTTGATCCTGATGCTAAAGTAGCAGTAACCCAAAATTCGGTTTGAAAATTTTTACCGGATAATTCTGTTGGGTTAAATATAGGAGAAACACCTAATGATAAGGTACTTGAACCTGCAAGCATTCCTAAATTGCTGCTTGCAAAAGATAAGGATCCTGAGGGAACATATTGACTTGATATATTTTGGGTAGTTGTTGAATTAACAGCAGAGGCTACAGATAATGATGATGTTAGTACTGATATAGGTACTGAATCTGAATCTCCTACCCAAATACTGCCTGAAAGAAGGTTTGGTAAAGTATTTCCAATTTGATTAAAAACAATTCCTCTACCGTTATTTGATTGTCTGGTTACTATACCTAAGGCTTGCACCAGGGTATCAGATCCTGTAGGACGAGTTGCTGTCCAACCCCCGCCTGCCGCTAGATAAACTATAGTACCATCTGGATATAAATTAGTATCAACCCCTTGTATTTCACCTGAAATGATACCTGTTCCTGTTGCACCTGGTGCTAAAGTAGCATCATAAGCAATTAAAGTAGCTGGTCTACGATTAGAATTAGAGGCATCTGCAAAATAAACATTAGCATTATCACCTGTTGAGCCTGAAATATAAAGTGGTGTTCCTCTTACAATAGAAGAAGTTGTTACATTTCTGATATTTTGGTGTAGGGTTTTTACCCAATCAAAAGACAAATTACCCGCTCCATCAGTGGATAAAAAATAATCTGCTTCACCATCGGTAGCTGGGTAATTTAAACCACTAGCTGTTAAAGCTGTTCTAACTATGAGAGTGTCGGCTGATGATGCTGTTGCAGCATAAGAGGCACTCACAGCTGTTGCAGAATAAGAACCTGATAAAGTGTATGAGGAACTTGTTGCCGTTAAAGCATAAGAGGCTGTAGTGGCTGTATTAGCCGAAACCGCATCTGAGGCCCAAGAAGCCGTTCCTATCAAATCCCCGGTAAACCCGTTTAAAGATGAGACCGAGCCGGTTAATGTTAAAGAACCAGATATGGTGATATCGTAGGCCTGAGTTCCGGTCAGGGCATCCACAGACTGTGTTACGTGGGATGCTAGGATGGTTTGGCTGTTTTCTATGCCGGTTTTTGATAATTGATTTGCCATTTATGATTATAAATATTGATTAGAGTAGTATGAAATCACCACTTGCTGTAAAGGTGTGTAATGTATCTCCTCCTACGGTAGTTATTTGACCTCCTAGGGCTTGTGGTGCTCCTTGGTAGCGCATTATTACTATGCCTGATCCACCTCTAGACTTGGATTGATTATTTCTCCCATCCGGTCCTGCAGCTCCACCACCGCCGCCTGTGTTTGCTGAGCCTGTCATACCTAAATAATAATTTCCTGACTGTGTTGGAAGTCCTAATGTACCCCTATAGGTTGTGTTTCCTCCACCTCCTCCAATACCACCAGCAATAGGTATAGCACTATAACCAGCTCCGCCACCCCCGTAGTATGTTAATATACCAGTAATATCAGATCCTAATCCAGGTCCTGGGTAAGATCCGCTTCCTGGTCCGCCAGCTCCACCACCTCCGTTGTTACTACCATTATACCCGTAATACACACCGTTTATGGTTAATGCTGTACCTACAGGATTTCCTCCGCCGCCGCTTCCTCCCCAACCTCCATCATTTTGACTATAAGTTCCATAACCACCACCACCATTACCACCACCCCAGGCAAATACATCATTAAATGAGGATGATCTACCTATATACCCGGTTCCGTTAGCTGGTTCATTTCCGGATGTACCTCCATTACCTATAATAACTCTATTTCTTCCTGTATTAATAGTAGTGTATGCTTCAACTACAGCCCCACCACCACCTCCACCTTTTATATTATACACTCCGCCACCGCCGCCTCCACCAACTACTAATGTTCTAATAAATCTAGTTGCGGAAGATTGTTGCGGTAATCCAAAACGAGTACATTGTGTAGAATAATTTAATCCTATTTGACTAAAATTAGTAGATCCTTGGTATACCTTAACATTATAAATTGAGCCTGAGAATGCTAAATTTTGGGTGTTTGTATTTCCTACAAAGAGACTTGCTGTTGATGTTAAGTTTCCGGTTCCGTTAGCCTCTAATAATCCACCTGGGGTAGCCCCGTTGTTAAAAGTCATAGAAGCTCCAGCAACCGGAGTTCCGTAGGAGCTAACAATGTATGGAGAAAATCTAAAAGATGATACATAAGTTGAACCTGTAGTTAAAGTGCCTGAGGAACTAAATGATGCTGAAATAGTGGATGAAATATTACATTCTAAGTAAACTTTTCCTGACCCGCCTGATCCTGAAATATAAGCTCCCCAGTTTGGGAATGATCCTGAGTTTTTAGAAAATAACCAATGTATACCTTCTATTTGAGAAGGTCGAATTGATAAATCAACAGTAAGACTATCTGTACCGTAATTTGCTACCGTGCCTGGAAATTCCACTGAGGCCGACGGATTATCAAAGACTATCCCGCCTTTAAAGTCTGATGAAAAAGAG